CTAACTCTGGTTTACGCAGCTTTGGACGAACGATACAAGAAAAATCTATGCCTCTGTCTGACCTTAGCATCAACGTAAAGACTGAGATTATTTCGTTAGTAGAAACACGAACCGCACCAACAGCTTCTATATACAGTCCTGAGAACTCGTTCTATTTGATTACGTTCCCAGACACACAAACCACGTACTGCTTTGACTTAAAGGGTAGGCTAGAGAACGGAGGCTACAGAGTAACACGATGGACCTCTGCTCCGTTTAAGTCGTACGAGAGAAAGACTGACGGTACACTTCTAGTAGGAACTGATGACGGTGTAGGTGAGTACGCTGGGTACACTGATGAGTACAACAACGCTGGTACTATTACACCCTCAAGCTACCGCTTCAGGTACTACAGCCCCGGACTAACCTTTGGTGATCCGGCGAAGACTAAGTTGCTAAAGAAGATAAGGCCTACGCTGGTTGGTGCTAACAGTGCTACCGTATTTATCAAGTGGGCTTACGACTTTGGCACAACTTATAGTACGCAAGAGTTTACCGTTGGAAATCAGGTTCCGTACTACTTTAACGAACCAACTTCAGAGTACACTGTTGCTGAGTTTACAGGAGGTTCTACTACCACTAGGCCACCTGTAAATACCACAGGCGGCGGTACAGTAATTACTATTGGTCTTGAGTCAGAAATAAACGGTTTTGCTTTATCTCTCCAAGAAATCAACGTATTAGCACTTATGGGTAAAACAATATGAGCAACTATACAAAGACAACTAACTTTGCTGCTAAGGATAGTTTGCCTTCTGGAGACGCTGGCAAGATTATTCAAGGCACTGAATTTAACACAGAGTTTGACAACATTGCAACAGCAGTTGCAACCAAAGCAGACTTAGCGTCACCTACCTTTACAGGCACTGTGACGATACCTAATCTGACATTTACAGGAACTCTGTCTACAGGAACGATTGACGGAGGTACTTACTAATGAGTTGGTTAAGTGACTTGCTAGGTGACATTACGTCTGGGTTAATTCCCTCTGAAATTGCTAATTTATATGGTTCTTACGACGAGGAGACAGGTACTTTTACACCCTCGTACACTGGAATTACTCCTCCAGACATTACCTTTAAGCCTTTTACGGTAACAGGCGCACAAGGCGGCACAGTAACAACAGGTGCTGACGGAAGCACGACTTACGCCCTTTCTCCTGAGCAACTTGCAATGCAACAGCAGTTGTTCGGCGGTGCTAGTCAATTCTTTACACAAGCTGCTATGCCTACGGCACAACGAGAGACCGACATATACGAACGAATGCGGGCTGCTCAGATGCCTGAAGAGGCTAGGCAGCGTCAAGAACTGGAAAACAGACTTGCAGCGCAAGGACGCTTAGGTGTTCGAACAGCACAGTTTGGCGGTACTCCAGAACAACTTGCTATGGCTAAAGCACAAGCAGAGGCACAGAACACTGCCATGCTAGGAGCCATGCAGCAAGCGCAAGCTGAACAGGCGCAACAAGCAAGTCTAGGAGGACAGTACTTACAGCAGAGCTACGCACCGCAGGCAGCACTCTTGTCTGCCATGAGTCCTGCCCTAAACGTCGCTGGTATGGCTGATGTGGCACGTAGACAGCAAGGTGAGTTTGATCTAGAGACTGCTATGTCCAACCTGCAAGCAGAATTAGGACTTAGGACAGGATACGGTAGTTTGTACGGCGGTGTTTACAGCGGTTTGTTGGGAGGCTTAGGCGGTCTTTTGACAGGATCCGGTAAACCTTGGTGGATGCCCTAAAGAGAGGAAAGAATGATGGCTAATATGTCAGGAATAGCTAGTATGCTAGCGCAGTCCGGGGCTAACATCGGACAACAAATAGGAGCGCCTATTTCAGCCTTTGGTCAAGGCTTGGGAGGTATGCTTACTGCTCGTAAAGAGAAACAGAGGGAAGAGGCTGCTGCTCAAGAAGCACAAGCGTTGCTTCAGCAGTACGCTAACAATCCTGCACAGCTTAACGCCATAGGCCAGAAGTACGCTACTGAAGGCAACGATGCGTTGTCTAAGTTGTTTCTTGATGCTGCTAAGATGGCTACTCAGAAACAAGTAGCCGGTCTTGAGCAGGCTGGTGCAGAGGCAACGAGGCGAGCAGAAGGAGCTAGGGAGCAACAGCAGCTACGAGAGGCTATTAACACTGCTAGACAGAGAGGGGATACTAATGCTGTGAGGGCGCTTAGTAGTAGGGCTATCAGCGCGTCTGAGTATCTAAAGAGCTTGGCTACAACCGAGCCAGCAAAACCTGTTAGTTTATCTCCCGGTGGTGCGTTAGTTTCACCTACCGGAGAAGTCTTGTACGAGCGTCCTTTTAAACCTGAGGCTCCTGCAGCAAGTAAAGGTATTAAAACAATAGCTCGTGAGGACGGTTCAGTATCTGTATTAGACGCTGACGATGGATCACTAATCAGTACCCTACCTCCTCCTGATAAGGGCGAGGGTGACAGGGACTCTGCCTTGAACCTTATCGCACAGACTACTAGCTTTATCCAAGACATAGATAAGCTGATGGACCCCGGATTTATGGAGGAAGGTTTTGTCGGGGGTGTAACTGCGGGAGTGCCCGGATTTCCTGCGTATGATCGCGAGAAAGAACTTTTGTCAATCAGGGCTAGACTTGGCTTTGACCAGATCAACGAAATGAAGATACTCGCGGCTGAGTCAGGAGCCTCTGGTACTGGCTTAGGACAAATTTCTAACATTGAATTTATGTCTTTACAGTCTACTATTGATGCTATCTACGTAGGTATGTCAGGAGAGGCGCAGAACGAGGCGCTTGCAACTATCAAGAAGCACCTGTTGAACGTACAGAAGCTAGCCTCCGGCGTTGCTCCTGCTGACGCTATTGAATGGGATAGGCCTGAGTACAAGGCTGTGGGATACCATAAAGATCCTGAAACAGGTAACGTATTCTACGCACCTGACGGACCCAACGGTACTGTATACAAACTAGTGGATGGTAAATTCAAGAAAATTGGAGCGTAGAAATGTCTTTTGATGAAGATATGGCGGCATTTCAAAGAGCAATAGGAACACCTGCCGAAGGTGAGCCTATGGTGTCTGAGGAAAAGAAGAAAGAGTTATTGATGGACGATGAGTCTGCTTTTCAGAGGGCTATGGAAGCTGACGCAGTTGCACTAGATAACTCTGACGTAGAGACAGAGAAGACTTCCCTGTGGAACAGATTTTTCTCTGAGCCTTACGAGAGGGGTATCCAGAGACAAGCGGCAGTGTTTGAAAGAATCGCTAGTACGGCGCAAGCAAACACTATTGAAGGACTGCAGGCTGCTCTGGCTGACCCGGAAGTTTTAAAGGAGCAGTACAGGCAGAGTACAAACTTAGGTTCTGTTTTAATTCAAACAATGACTACTCCTTTGTCTATGATGTTTGATTCTGCTTCTGAGATGGTAATGTTCGGAGCAGGGGCAGGAGTTGGTATGCTCCCTGAGGGTCTTAGAGAGGGTGCTAAAGAACAGTTTAAAGCCTTAATGGAAACGGAAGGAGGTCAACTAGCTTGGAACGCTGCTGGTCAAGGAAAGGAGGCGTGGGAAAAGTTTAAGGAAACTCATCCAAATGAAGCGGCTAATTTAGTAGCTGTTATGGATTTAGGTTTTACTAAAGGAACAGGAACCTTAATCAAAAACAAGGCTCCTGAATTAAAACCTATGAAGCTAGAGAGAGTAGGTTTACGAAACGAGGTAAAACCTCTAGCTGGAGGAGACGCTGACGTTTACAACATTCTGTTTAAGGGTGACAAAAAAACACCTGAACAAGTAAGGATGACGGAAGATCCAAAAGGCGTTCTCGGAACTCAGGAACAGCTAGCTTCAGCAGAGCAGCTTGAACTTATAGATATAGCTAAATCTGCTGGCGTGTCTGGGAACAAAACTTTTCAACAGAATTACAACGCTTTTCAGGGGTATTACGATCAGCTAGAAGACAGCTTAATGAAAATGCTTGCTAGAAACGAAAAAAAAGTTAATTGGGCTGAACTAGATCAGAACTTGAGACTAAACGTAAAGCAAACTTTTGACGAAGTTGTTACTTCTAATCCTAAATTGATGTCTAACAAAGCAGCCAAAGAAGAAACGGCTACTCTGTACAACGAGTTTTTATCTATACTTGACGAACAAGGTGGGACACTACAGGGCTTTAAGGTGTCCAGAAGTATGTTTGACGAAAGACTAGGAAGAATGGGCTATGATTTGTCAGGAGACAAGCTGACACCAAGGAACTTGGCAGCTATGTCTGTACGTAGAGCAGTCAATCAAACAGTATACGATGTTGTTCCTGAGGCAGAAAAACTTGTTTCACAAATGTCTAAAATAATACCGCCTTTGGGTGCTTTGAACGCTAAAGCAGCAACAGAAGCTACAACTAGATTTGGTAGGTTCATAACAACACTAGGGCTTCCACAGTACAGCGGAAACACCGCACTGTCTGTAGCAGCTAACGCTGTATACGTATTAGGAGGCACTGTTGTTGCTAGCCCTTACTTTTACATTAAGAACCAACTAAAGCGTCCCGGCCCTGCTAAGGTAAGAGCTAAGTTGTCTTACATCAAAAGAGATATGTTTGATGAAATACGTAAAGCAATTAAGGCAACCAAAGACCCAGTTAAGCGTAGTATTTTT